TGAACCGTTTTCACCTTTAGCGGTCTTACCGTCTTCGCCTTCTTCGCCAGGTTTAAGGTCCGAAGATTCAGCGGCCTGTTGTTCTTGCATTTGTAGATTTACAAACTGCATATGCTGTTTGAAATGCAACAGCACGTTCTTATAGCCGTCTGGCCTATCCACTTTCGCAAGCCGACCAGCTTCACTTATTAACCAATCACGACAAATTTGAGCTTCAACTTGATGGTTATCTAAGTCAGGGTCAACTTCCACGGATGGTAATTCTTCGTTCTGTAACATCTCCGGTGGAATTGGTTGCCCTGCTTGTGCCGCCATCAACATTTCTTCCGGAGGCGGCATCGTAATTGGTTCTGAATCCATTAACTGTTGAATTTCTTCAAATTGCTTATCTCGGTCTTTCTCGCCCGGAATCTCAAGACCAACAAGTCCAATCGCTTTCTTGAGGAATGGAATGTTTTCGGGCGCGAACATAATACCCATGAGTTCTTGATTACCCGACTGCATAAGTCGCATAACCACTTCTTGTTGTTGGTTCCACGTAATTGGAAGGTTCTCATCGCCTTCGATTTCTATCTGTCCTAATTTGCCTTGTAATTCACCCTTCCTGATAATTGTATTTATGAAATTTCCATAAACATCTCTTTCTACGAATTTCTCATCGTCCATTGTGGTCTTAATGTATAGCGGGATTACCTTGCTGAATATTTGCTTCCACCAAATTAACAACATCTTCCAAGGAGTCTGGAGTCGCTGAAGCGCCTGACTACGACTCATTGAATATTCGGAAGCAGTTTTAGAACCTGATAATTGTCCCCCGAACAAACTTGGTAACGCACCACTAACAAGCTGGCCCAACTCTTGGACCATATTGTAGAAGTTCATTACCTCCGGACTTAGACTGGCGGACTTAATCTCGTGGAAGAATTCATTTAAACTTCTTCCTGATTTAGTTACCGCAGGAAAGATATCTCCGGGTCTTACTTCGGTTTGACTGTACTTCTTAAAATTGAGAACTGCGGGGTCTGCGAAACCCTGCGAAATACCATGCTCAACTGTCTGAAGGATAAGTGAAACCAGTTCGTTAACAATATCCTGAATACTTGTAAGCAGCATGCCTAGTGGGTCATGATGCAAATAATCTGAAAGCGGATTCTTTGTAAGAGTCCAGCAATCGTCCAGCGACTCATTACACGCGCCCGCGAAACATTCCTGAACTTTAGAATATTTGCAGCCATCTGGATATTTCCTTCTTAATTTATCCGCATCCTCCTGCGGTAGAACATTGAATGCAGCAGGACGGAACCAATAATGATTAATAGTAGTATTGTTAAGTGGATACTCTCCATTATATTGCGGAGATAAACGACCCCACGATTCGTACGGGTCCATGAGTCCTGTAAGATTTGCCGATGCCTGATAGTTGTCATATTCCTCCTTCAAGTGGGGGAACATTTCTAATGCGTTTGCGTAATGTGTCTCGTAGGAGTATCTCAGATACGGACACTCTTCCGGAGTGCGCGCATAGTTGGGAACCTTAACGTTAAGTCCTCCGTATACCTCAAGACATATACGCGACTTTGGTTGAGTAGTTGTCCCGATAATGCGCTCTACAATTAATGATTGCTTAGCTAACGTTGGGTCAAGTTCAGACGCGCAATGTGGACAAACTAACGGTGGATGTTCCTCAGCATATGCCGAATGCAAAGCAACGTCTTCGCTATCTGGCATGAACTCTGACTTTTCAATTCCTTCAATCTGTTCAGCAGATTCTACGACCTGCGTATTTTCGGGTGCAACACCCTGCATTATTTCATCATCTAATTGTGCTTTACATGATGGACAAATGTATTTAAATTCCGTATCGGTTCGGTATTTCTTTGTTTCGTAATTGCCAAACTTTTCATCTTCTTTCGGATAGTTATAGCACGCAATGAGTCCCTCGGTGCAGTAGATAAAGAGCGCGCGCAACCATAAGTAGGAAACATCATTGTGTCTGTAAACTAGTTGCGCGATCTTATCCCCCGCTTTGGCAGTTTGTAAGTCAAGGTTATTTTGAGCGTCGTCTGGGTAGCAGGTGACGGTCGGAACTGTAACTGATAATGCGGCAATGATTGATTCGAGATAGGCCCGGAAGACGTTAACGTTTTTGTCGTAGTAGGCTTGGTCATTATCACCATCAATGCGGTTCTGATAATCGTAAATGCGCCAATCGTGTGCTACTTCATCATACCAAATATTTGTGTAATTATTCCAAATGAGTTTCATTTGACGCCATAGACGTATCTGGCGTTCTCTTACCGCTTTGTCCTCTAAATCGAAATGGTCAGCTACTTGCGCTAGCAAGTGCTGTATTTCCATTTCGGGCCAATCTTCGTCTTTGTAGTAGGCCATCTACTTCTTTCTTTTCATGAACTCCGAACGCTTTGCTTTTGAAGTTTTTTCCACAAATTCCTTTGCTACTTCCGGACTAGGCCCTACACCTTTGTTCGGTTTCATTCCGTGCGCGATACCCGCCATAAAGCGGTATTGCTTAGCGGAGCGCGCAGGCATTACTTCCTCATCGCCATTCTGCCTCTTGGGGCAGATAATTTACTCATCATTTCGTCGGACGGACCAACTCCGCCCTTCTTCTTACCCATTGGCTTTGCCATTTTATTTACACCTTTACCAACACCCTTAACCGCTTTACCTACTCCCTTAAACAGCTTCCCCAGGAATGCCATCTTCTGCTCCTTTTATTCCAAGTTCCTGTTCGAGTTTCTCAATGCTTTCTTGAGTAACAACTCGTGGCGCATCTGGTTTAGGCTCGGGCTTAAGTATCGAAGCGCGCTGCCTAGAATTCTTTTCTAATTCCTGTTGACGGACGCGCCACGGTACAAATTTGGTATTACGAAGCGGTGCTAATTCGTCGGTATTGACTTGTTCGTTCTCAGTTCTTTGGGGCATTGCTGCCTTGATGAAATGTTCCAGCAACATTTTACGGTCGTAATTAGCGAACGCAAGCTGTTCTTGGAGCATTTCACAGTTCGCGCAACGAACTTGTTCTATTGGTAGAATAGGTCCGAATAACCATTCGCGCATAATATTAACGACGCCTTGGGCCATGATGAAACATCCTTACTGGTTTGTAAATGTCGTTTTCATTAGCTTCTAATTTCTCGTGCTGCCTGTAGAACGCTGTCCAATCCTGACTGTGTTCTAATTTATTGATAATGTCCTGCCGCTTTTCAATGTCTTCCATCTCTTGCGCGGCTTCTATGAAATACCGTTCCGCGGTATCGATTGCATAACGTTGTCCATCGTAAGGGTCATCACCATCAAATTCCGCTACATCTTCGGATGGTACACCCTCGCGAGACTTGGCGTATATGCAACTCTTTATTGCTTGAACTGCTAATGGACAGCCATTGGGGCCACCGAATATCTGATACTTAGGTAATAATTCATCTTTCGGAACATCGAAACTTAATAAGTAATCCTTGTAATCGTTGAGTCCCTTGTTACGCATGAGCCACATCGCGTGCTCATTATCGTAAACACGTTCCTCTCTTGGTATTGGATTCTTCGGCTTCCATCGTAAGTATTCATGTAATAGTATCTTACCCGCGATTCGAGAACCTGGTGAGTTATTAGACAGTTCAATACTTCGCCCAAGCGCGTCTTCAATCTGCTGTTGGATAGTATGTTCCTGCCCTCTATCTTGAGCCGCTGAGCGACAGAAACGAATAACTCTTGGATTTTCTTTATCAACGAACTCTTTGACATACGGTGCCCATTCCTCAATCTTTACCTTGCGCCAGCTTAGTTCTCGGTATAGATAAAGTCTTCTAGCAGGTGAGACTGCGAAAAATCCAACCCACGTAGAAGCTGCGAATCCCCAATCACCGACAACAAACCGAGGCCACCAGTCAGGTATGTCAAAAGGTTCAATGACGTGTATTGCATTATCAGGCTCATCTGGATAATGTTTATCTCTAAATTCGTCAAAGACTTGTCCGATATATGCATCAAAGTCGCCATATAGCTTGGCTTTCTTTTCAGCTTCAGGTAATGCCTCTAATGACTTGGCGTATTGATCACTAATGTGCGGGTTATCGGCCTGAGTAGCGAAGATGAAAATTCGTTTGTTACCGCCTTTACCTTCGATTAATACTCCGCCTCTCGGAGCAGGGTCTACTAATCTTTTCTTTACCCAAGTATGTCCGATACCGCCGGGCATGCCAGCGCCACGGATAATTTCGGGTAATCCAGAATTTCTTGGTGCGCGAGTTCGTTGGAAGCCGATGTAAAGATAAATCCACTCAGTATGGGATGTTAATTCATCAGGAGTGAATAACTGAATTTCCATTGAGTCGTATTGATGGACGTCATCTTCCGTTTCGCAATGTCCAAGAAATATGTGAGCGCCATCAGGTCTATCAGCAGTTGCTCCGAATTGGTCCTCTCGCGGAAACCGCCATACCATTTCCGACGCATTAAACCGCGCTCCAAATGGTCTGTAATACTCCCTACTACGCGGAACGATCTCGTTACGTAGCTCGGGGAATGTTCTACGAAGGAATACTTGTTTAAAAAGGGGATTGCGCCACCATCCCCTAATAAGTGCGTAAAGTAGTAATACGTCTGACTTACCGCTACCAGCACCACCGCCATAGAATGCCTCCTTAATTGAAATTGGTAATGCGAGAAAGATAGCCTGTTTAGGATTAGGCTTCCATTCTCCAGTACTGCTATACGGCATGATTACTTTTTATGCGACGGCTTTGCTGGTGGATGATTTGGAACTTTCTCTACTGACTTTGTTACTGAAGGAGTTAATGAAGGAACTTCTGACTTTGCTGCTGTAACTGCCTTATCTTCCGCAGCCTTTTCAGCAGGAGTAAGCATTGGTTTGGTAATTGGAACTTCTTCTACTTCAAGTTCAAAGTCTTCTTCCTCACTACTTACTTGGAGAACATATAAGCCCTTGTCTACTTCGTGGTGCTCATATACCCTTTTCATGATTGGATTGGCACTACTGATTTTGATAGACTTGAACTTGGTCATGTTCTTCTCCTTCTACGCTTGCGTAATGGTTACTACTGGTGAAGAACTAGGAGTAGGACCGGGGCGCGAACGTTCTACTGACACGACTAATTCCTCACCAGTAATCTCAATCAAGTAATCATTGACGGCAATTTGATGCGTATAGATTCGCCCAATCAGCGTGTTGGGACTGGTAACGCGCACTTTGACGGTGGAGAAAGCCATGTTTACTCCTACTATCTCGGGTCACGTTGCGGATAGTCGCGCCGGTTACTATCTAGTCTTCGGTGTAATGAATCCACCGTAGTAATTAATTTACCCAATACTTCAGTGTTATCCTTTATAACACCTAAAACTTGCGCGATTACTTCCCGATTCGCTTTGCTTTGCTCCTGCCACATCTCAAGATACTTTCTCACGTCCTGCCTATAGAACATGAACATGAATGCGGCAACTATTCCTCCGACGCCAAGCGTAGCGAACCATTGCACTTGTACTTCATTCATTATATTCCACGCAAGCTGTTATGTGCATATGGGGTTTCTTTAGTTAGCCGGTTCTGCGATAACAGTTGCGGTGGAGATGGTACAGCGCGCATACAACACACCAGTCTCGAAGCCGGTAGTTGTAGCGGTAACAGTTACATAAGTAGTTCCATCGACTGAAAGGTCAAGTGCAACAGAAGAACGAATATTCTGTAGCCTACCAAGTAATCCGAACGCAGTAGTCTGCGGGACTATTCTCGGAATACCCGGTTGAAGACAGAACGCGATTACGTCTCCGTATGCCATGTTATCCTACTTCTTTTAGGGTAGAATCCTAACTGCCGCTGGTGTTGCTGGTGGTGGTAAAACTGATTCTCTAAACCAAGGTTGTGGAATACCTACATTAGAACGAGGACTAAGTAATTCTGGATCTCC